AATGTCCTCAAGATCGTTACCAAACTGACCAGCCATTAGCCGGACAATGTGGTCCTCAAGAGCAGAGCCTTCAATGTTATCCTCAAGTGCCTCAGTTGAGAGTTCGTAGTCCAAGCGGAACTTAGTTGTGACAATTTCAACCTTTGTGAATTGTGCGCCACGGTTTGCATAGTCTGTTACGCCTGCACCAGCATCAAAAACGCTTTCGCTTGCTTGTGATGCCTTGCGGATCAAACGTGTACCCACCTGAATCTTATCGAATTCAGCGGTGTTTGCACGCATGATTTGTCTACGACCGTCGTTGCCCAAGACCATCTGATCAAACACATAGTCTAGGAATTGACGGGATTGTTCTGGAAGTAGGACGCCACCATTTTGTGTTAGTGGGTTGCTTGTCAAGTTCTCCATATCACCGCTTGAAGCGAGATCTGAGATGATTGCACCTGTACCAACATTTACTGCGGCAGCGGCCTTATTTATAATGTCACTCATGCTTTTCTTTACACCTCTCTTTCATATTTTAGTTAAATAGATCTGCGGAACTGAGGAAGCGTCCGCCCCATAATGACTTTCTCATTACGGGTTGCTCTGGGATACTATTTTCAAGTTCACCAGACTTCTTCATTGCTGTCTCTTCTTCTACAGACTCCACACGGGTAGCAATTTCTGTAGCAGCGCTGTTGAGATCAGCCAAACTCTTTGTTACTTCATCATATTTTGATTGAAGTTGTCCAATCTTGTCGTCTACAGCCTTTGAAAGTTCAAGGATAGCGCTTGTAATCTTATCCAAGGACTCTGTGCTTGACTCAACGGACTTTGTGATTGCTTCTTCTACGAAAGACTTAACTTCGCCTATGGCCTTTTCAACATCAAGAACATCTGAGGAAGTGTCTTCGGCAACGTTAGCCTCTACACTATCGGACTTGGCCAGCGCCAAGGCTTCAGTAACAACATCCTCTACGGTGTCCTCTACGGTTTCTTCTACGTCGAACTCAACTTCTTCTGAAGCCTCGTCCAGAGCCTGGGCGGTGTCAAGTTCTTCATGGCTTGTTTCGTTATTAGCCACTTCAACACCTCCTTCTTGTTTTTGTAAAGTCAGCGGAGAATTTTCTACTTCGTCCGACTTTTTCGTTGACAATGGATGACCATTTGGCAACAAATCTGTGTCATATGGCAGTTTTTTAAATTTCCCTTTTGCTACTGCAGAGAGGAAACCGTTAACTCTTTCAGTAGCCCAAGTTTTTGATATTTCTTCTTGATCTTGGACTGGGCTGGAGTTAAACGCATTTATGCCTCTTGTGTAAACCTCAAAAACTTCTTTGAAATTAACACTCTTGTTGATAACATTACCATATTTTTCATTATGTTGAGAAATTAATGACTCAAGTTCTTTGCGAATTGCAACCTCTGATGCTTTTGTTATTGAAGCAACTTTGATTTTAGTAAGGTCTGAGATGTTTTTTACAACAGTATGTTGAGTTTCTGAGAACTTATTGTTAGAAAGTTTCTTATAAACTCTAACGCTTGCCTTCTCTTCATTAAGAAGTTCTACTCTACCTTTTTCAAGGGAGGAACCTTTCTTAAATACAACAAAATCATTTTCTTGAATGGGGGTGTTATCTGCCTTGTAGGTGACTTTCTTCTTTTTCTTTTCTTTTGGAATACCTCCAGGAAGACCTTGTTGAGCATTACGGCTTGGAGTATTTTCACTAGTTATTGTTTCTTTTTCTAGATCCTCGTCCTCCATGTCTTCATGGTGCATCTTAGCACTTAGGGGGGAAATTCTGTTAAGGGTACTCATTTTATGACCAACTCTAGTATCTGTAGCCTCCCAGCCATCTGCAGTTTTTCTATAAACTCTAATTAGAACTGCTGGATCGCCTTCTTCAGCGTTAATAGTAAAGTCTGAGTCTGGAACATTAATAGAACCTGATCTTGAAATTCTTTCTACTTTGCCTCTGGCAGTACCACCAGATGAATTCCATGACACAAAACTTCCAACTGAAATAGAGTCTGCCTTAATAAGATACTCATCTACGACCTTGCCTATTTCTTGATTTTTATTAACGTCATTTGACTCAATCCAGCCAATCTCAGACATATTTCCATTGCAAGAGGGGCAGGAGGCTGATTCAGATTTCTCTGCAATAGCAATCTTATCGCTCTGGCACCAGAAAACATTCTCAGTAGAAAACTCTGTGGCTATGCCAGAAGTTATAATCTCGTCCCCTAGTTTTTGAATAGAAAAAATGTTAGCGAATTGATTAGCGGGAGAGTCAACTAGAGACAACTCCATTAATTCATATTCTTTTACGACTCTTACAGAATTCTCTTCATCTTCTTCATCCATTGAGTTTTCATAGTCAAGGATTCTTCCGCCGATTGAGAAGCCAGTTAGAGTACCGTCTAGAACCATCTGCCAGATATTTTCAGCGCCTTTTGAAATGTAGGCATCAACAAATATGCCGCTATATGTTTTTCCAGATGCTTGATCGTAGAAAGAGTTTTCACGGAATGAAACTATTTTGCCAGCGGGAATAGGTTGATGCATCAGACGCACATTACCTCTAAAGTTTTCAAACGCTTTTCTTGATGCATCTGAAAGCAGAACGTCGCCCTGCCTGTCTATATTATCTAGCGTTGCAAAGCCGCTAACTATACGACGTTCTTCATCGACCTTAGCAATCGGCATAGTTAGGCGTAGGTTGTCGCCGTCTAAATCGAAATGTGCTTTATTAATATCGGTCATAACATTTTAATTATATTATATATACGGTTATTAATTTTGTTGCCTACCATCGCCTTGTGCCGCTCTTCCAAGTTCTGCAGCATCTGACTGATTAGCCGATCTTTCTTGATCTCTTAACCTATTCCCACTAGCCTGTGCATTTTGTTCTGCTGCCTGTGGGCCAGTTAGAATAACAGGCTGATCTCCATTTGGTAGACTTGACTTTCCTAATCTTTCTCTAACTTCATTAGGAACAATAACACGCATTCTTAAATATCTCTCATCTATCTTAGACTGAGTTTCTTCATCTGTAAGAGTAAGTTCATTAAACTCAAATCTAAATATGTCTGTTTTCTCTGCAATAATTTTATTAATTTTCTTTTCTAGTGAATCTTGGGCTGGGCGACATACTTGTTCCTTAAACGTTCTGTCTGATTCTCTTGCAGCGGCAAGACCAATTCCTTCAGTAGCGCCTACTTTAGATGCAGGAACACGATGAGCCATTAGGATTTCATCCTTGTTCATCTTCTTATAATTGTTGAATGATGAGTCCTGGATGTTAGTCTCAACTGGCTCCATCTTCATCTCAACCTTATTATCTGGTGTATCGCCAGGGATTGGAATGATGGCAGTTCTATGTGACTGTCCTCTTAGATTGCCTTGGAAGAACTCAAACAATCTCTCCTCTGCCGCTCTAGACATTTTTGCACCCTTGAGCCAGAAAATATAGCGGGGTACGGCTTTATTCTCAAAGTATTCAAGGTTGAACCTGGAAGCAAATTCATTTCCTGCCATTGCATTTTTAGCAGCAACAATTGCGGGGAGTCCGTAATAAGTATTAGTTGGAGTATAGTTTTTAATATGAATTATCTCGTTTGGACGTTGATCTGTTGTTATTGGGTTCTTTTCTGTACCTTCAAAGTTACGGAAGAAGACCGCTTTGCCTGCGACAATTTGAACGAATCCATCACGCAATCTACGCACTCGCATGGTAGAGGCTGGAATATGACCAACGTAGCCAATCTCCCCATTAACTTTCCTACCGATTTCAATATACCCATTTCCAGTTGACTCCGCATCTATATATGCTTTAATTAATGTCATTGTGAAAGTATCGTCATCGTTTCTACTTTCTAGCCATTCAATTGTTTTTTGTTTTTCTCTAGCGATCTTTCTTCTTGCCCTTGCCAACTGGTCTGTATCGTTAATCTCTTCAATTCTCTGAATAACGTCTAGGGTTGGCATCAGATCGTAACCTAGGCCAACAATATTAGCAACTTTTGCATTAATGGCAGCATAGTTGGGTGCAGATATTTCATAAATCTTTGCAAGAGCAGCAAGATTATACTGTGGCTCAACTACATCAAATACCCCGTAGCCATATCTATCTGGAATTATTTGCTTTGACGTTGCATCATCGCCTGCATACACATTGTTGTCTGCTTGGACGATTTCACCGTTTGTTGTAGTTAGAGCCTTACTTAACTTTCTTCTTGCAGATCTTTTAAAGTTTTGTGACAGACCGTTAAGTTGCAAGATATCTTCTGCATCTTGTTTAAAGTCATCCTGGTCTGCTTTGATCATGGGCTCTGAGGTAGTAGAGCCTATGTGAACGCTATCAATCCAAAGATCTTCTTGTTCGTGCTGCATCTCTCCACGCTCCTGTATCGCCATATGAAAGAAGTCCATTGTCCATTCGATATTTATCTTCTTGGTATTCTTCTTCGGTTAATCTACCTATACCTGCGATAAATACTGCCTGTCCTTCTGGCTGTCCGTAATGTGCGGCGGCTTTTCTAATTTCAGACATTTTTTCTATGTCGCCGCGCATTGAAGGAATGTTTAAAACATTGTCATCGTCATCTTTAAAGACTCCGCCCTCTGGTAATAACCAGACGTATATTCCGTAGTTGGACGGATCTTGTACTATTTGTAAGCCCATGTACCTGATAATACCATATTAAGCGTTATTTGTATCGAAAATGTTCAAGTAAGAGTTAATTTTTTGTCTGGCAGGCGTCAAAGTGAACGATGAACTAGCATAAAGGTAGTACTCGTTAGCATGTACCCGTCCAAACAGTATTCTTACAAAGTCTCCATTTAAATTAGATTGAGGTGTTAATTGAGAAGAAGCAGACAGTTGATAGATAAGATTATCTTGAAGAGAAAGTATATAGTCTCCCTCTAAAACGTTATAACCGTCTACATATAAATCATCATTGACCATAGTTGATGCGGAAGTAAAGATTGATAATGAGCCTTCACTTAAAGCAGATACATTTTTATCGAATCTCAGTTGGTTCTTCAATGGCTGATATATAGAATTTATTGCTGAAGAAGAATAGTTTGTTTCTGGAGCGTCTATAAAATTAATAGAATAAGATGCTGAGTCATTTACCTTTAACACATACTCGCCAGCCCCAGTAAACTCTCTGTGCAGATATCCAGCGGCAGATGCGCTAACTGATGAGTCCATTATGTAAACATTTTGTATGTTGAAGTTAGATGAAGCGGTATCACCAAACCTAATAATAAAGTTATTAGAGTCTGACGTTGATAGTTTATTACCAAAGGAAAAGGTAAGGTGGCTCCATTCTTTTGGCTGGATGGTTGTTCCAACTAAACCATTGACATAAACGCTGGCAGAATTTGGGCTATAGGTTATTTGCCCACTATTGTTATTAATGCTGGCAGAAAAAAGCAATGTTGATCTAGAGGATGAAGAAAATATATTCAAAAGTTTATAGGTTTGATCAACCTGATCGTTCAGCCGTACAAAAGCGCCTACTGATCCAAGATATTTAAGCATGTGTATATTATACCCTCATTTAAATATACCTTGTTTTAGAAAAATACTTATTTATATTAAATATATTATCTTCGACTAGGCACTCATCTACTTCATTTACACTTTGATTTTGATATAAATATACATTTCTAGGTGTTCCAAACAGATTTTTTATTGACGACAGATATGATTTACAAATAAATAAAATATTTTCATCTATATTAATGATATCTGGATTTAATTTATATGAGTCGGACTGGATAAAAATTACCCCCTGATCAAATGCGAAATTGTAACAAAATTCAAAGTCATAGCCTACTGGGGCATTAAAATCTATAGTATTTTTTATACTTTTTGAATGAACAACCCATGCTCCATTCAGGGGCCAAAAATCATCACGGGCCATATCAGAATAATTAAAATTTTCTAAAATTTCATTACTAGTAAGACTTTCAAGTATCTTTTCTGCCTGACTTTCATCATCTATCATGTATATTTTATTACTAGGTTTAACTAAACACTCATACCTTTCACACAAATCAATGGCTTGGTGCAAAACAAAGTTTGGAATAATTAAGTTATCTATGATAACAAAAACTTCTTCATCTTCTTTTTCAAACAGGTCATTAATACTTTTACTGTAATCTATGCCATTTTTATCGCCAGCCCCAAAAGTTTTTACATTAAACCCCATGTCATTATAAAATTTTTCATAGATTAAAAAACTTGTTTTGTTATGAAAACCATCTATATAAAACATGTAGATATTATTTGTATACGACATTTATCTCTGGAGCCTTCCACCAAGGAGATGTTTTTTTATTAACAAGATCAATTTTTTCATATTCTAAAAATCCTTTTATAGATCTAGGAAGATAGCCAAAAAAATTGTTATTGTTATTAAATAAATTTAAAATAATCTCGTTATCACTAATTTTAAAATTTGAATAAATATTTTTATCTCCTATACTGGACTTTATATATTTATCAAATATTTCTATTTTTTCTTCATAACTTTTAAATTCTTTTGAGTAAAATTTTTCATATTTCCTATCATTGTTTTTACTGGTTCCATATTCATGGAATAATATTTGTTTTTTAAACCATACTAAATTATATCCTCTTGCGTATGATAGACAGGATTGATAAAATTCTTCCCCCCAAAACTTAATATCTTTATCAATATTTAAATTATACTTTGTAAGCCAAGGATTGGATTCTGTAAAGTAACAATGTGCAGATATTTTTTTTGCAGGCAAGAAACTATTATCTATAATATTTTTATTAATATTTTCTAAATCATCTTCCGTAATGAGCCTATCATTTGGCAAAGGAAACAGTAAATCAGAGTTATTAAAACTATCTCCAAGATTTTTATAGAAATCAAAGAACGGGAACCTATTTGTTAACCCTTCGGGCCTTGATGTGTTTTTAACATCCTTAATAGATTCATTTTCTATAACAGAATTACTACAGTATGAACTAAGGTATGTAGTCAGAACTCTTAGTTTTCCAAATGATTTTCTAGAATTTTCATATAATTCTATGAGTTCTGAATCCCAGTCAACAATGAAATCTGTGTGTGAATCTATAGAAAGAAAATATTTTTCATTATTAAAAAACTTTGTCGGAGATAGTCTCCCTTGACCAACTCCAGGATATAGATGCCATGGCTGTATATCGTATTTAACATTTTTAAAATTTTTATCTAAATATTTTTTGATATGTGTAAAAAATGGATTTTTATTATTTGTTATATCTTCTGGTTTCCAAAATATAGTTGTAGAAATTGATAGATTGTCTGGTTCTGATGAATAGTCGTAGGCTCTTTCTATAGTTGATAGAAATTCAAAGTCATTCATCGTGGGAACACACACAAAAATTTTATTCATACGTTTTTTTAACCCACATATGTTTTTTATAACCGTTATAAAAATGATTAAAAACCTTTGAATGTACCGTCAATCTTTCTTTTTCTATGTCTTCAAACTTTAAAATTTCAGACTTCCAATTTTCTCTTTTGAAAAACATCATTTGATATAAAGGCGTTCCTTGAGGAATAATCCCCTCAAACCCTGTTTTTAATAAAAATGGTATAGATCCACCAATCCACCATCTATCAGTATCTATTATTCCGTCAACGGTTCTAAATGGAAGTTCATATTGATTAAATGGGTGAGAGTAGTATGTTGACCATCCTTTTGGAGTTCTTGGCTCCCAATGAGTCCACCAATTTAAGTGATCTTGATATGAGTGATAATAATTTTTATCTTTTGGATTTATTTTATTAGGACCGCCTCTAATTTGAACAATTTTTTCATTCTGATTTGCAGAAGTGACTATAGTCTTACCATCATCACCTACTCTTATTGAAATATCACACCAGGCTTCTTGTATATAACCAGAACTAAATGTATCTAATAAAGGCATACATTGTTTTTCTGTGCTATCGGCTCTCCCATCAGTAATAGTAGGGGTATGACCTAAATGAAACGGTGGCAAGTTTTTGTACCAATCTGGTATGTAATTTTTAGCAGGCTTTGGAGGTGTTATATAATCTGATGCGTATTGGCTTTGAGGCATCCATTCCACTATCATGAGAAATCCTTCCTCTCCCAGCATTCTTTCTTGTATCCAGCGGTGGCGTGTCTTTGCACCTTGCTCTGCAATACATCGTGTTCAATTTGGCTCATCTCTCTCTTATCTGAAATCCAAGAGTCTCTTTTAAATGGAATAATGCTCATCATTGGTGTGCCCATTGGTATGACTCCCTCAAAACCCTTTTTAATTATAAACGGATGATTCCCTGTAACATACCATTTATCTGTATCCATTACACCAGAGATTGTATAAAATGGTAACTCTGGTCTATTTATTGGGTGGGTATAAAAGGAACTATACCCAGAAGGAGTTTCCGCCTCCCATTGTGTCATCCAGGTAAATTCATTTTGATAGTAGTCTGAAGGTATTGGCATTGAGTTAGTGCCTGGAGCACCCCTGTTTCCAATTAGATCAAACATCGGGTGAGTGTGTACTTTTACTGAACTTCCATCAAAATTCTTTTCTACAATGACATCACAGGGAGTTAGCATTAGGTAGCCCAGAGTCCAACTATCAAAGAACGGCATACACTGTTTAAATGTTGCATTTTGTACTCCCTGCCCTGGTTCAAACTCAGGGTTCTTGGTTCTATGTGTAGGTATGTTTTTATACCAGTCTGGAAAATGTGATTTGGCTGGAACGGGATGCTGTGTTGCTTTAAAGACAAATTCATTCTTGGCCACAAAAGTTATATCATTATAATTTTTTTTAAGTTTATTTTTAAAAATCATTTAAACTGCCTTTCTTTTCTCCAGTTTATCTTGTATTTATTAACAAATGTTTTATCATGTAAATTTTTTAAAGACTGGTATTTATCTTTATTAAAGATACCCTGTTTTGACTTGAACTCATCCCTTTTAAATGGAATTACTTGAACCATAGGAGTGTTGTATGGGATGACGCCGTTAAAATTATTTTCTAAAAAGAATGGAAAATTTATTGTAAGTGGGAATGTATCTGTATCAACTACTCCTTCTATTAATTTAAACGGTAACTCATGACCTATTGGAGTCACAAACATACAACTATATCCTTTAGGTGTTTTTATATGCCAAGGATTAGTCCACTTAAAAACTTCTTTTTTATAAAAAGATATCAGAGGGTAGTCAGGAATCTGTTCTGGTGAATGTCCTGTAACGGCTGGGAAACCTGAATCTTTGATACTCCATGTAACCTCATTGTCGCTAAAATTAACATCGGTACATGTTTTTATTATGTAGCCATTAGAAATAGCATCCAGTACTGGCATACATTTTTTTACTGTGGCATTCACTCCAGAATCTTTTATACTTTTTTTATTATTGGAGTACCCTGGCATTTTTCTGTACCACTCTGGCAAATTTTTTATTGCTGGACTTGGAAACTCTGCTACCATATCAAGGGACGTTTCAGTTAATGTAAATTCAATATATTTTTCTAGCATCTTTTATTCCAATGTAATGAGTTTTCGTATGTAGAAAAATTATATAGTGATATAAAAATATTTATAGCATTAATAATAGGATTGGAGATTATTGTTTGTCTGACTTTAAACTTTTTTTCATGCCAGTCTACTGACAGCAATTCATTTAATTTATTATCTGCATATAAATATTTTTTCATACTTCTGTCTATTAAATATAGTCCTTCAGAATTTTTATACTCTTCTTCATTATAAAGATTTGCGGGGCTATGTTCTGGACCTACAGAAGAACTGCCATCTTTATATAAATAATAAACTGGTATAAATCTTAAAGATAATATTGATACATTGTTTTTTACTAAATTAATAAATGAATAAAAATTAAACTGTATTTCATCTAATAGAGTAACATCTGATGAGTTGAATTTAAAATATTTTTTAGCATTACAAAACATAAACTTATTAGAAATTCCAGTTGCTATAGCAATATATTCATCTTTAATAAATTTTCTACTATTAAACTCAACAATATTATAATCAGACAGAAACTTTTCACAGTTTCTAACCTTTTCTTTTTGAATTAAAAAGTCGTTTGGGTCTGCTCCTTCGTCTGCCATAGATCCATCTATAGATATATTATTTATACTGATAAATTCGTTATATCCTGATGTGGGAATTCTGCTGCCATCGTATTTCTCTCTTTGCATTGAAATTCTTGTCTTGTGATTTGTATAGTAAACAAAGTCATTTACTATATCATCATGGGGTAGATAGTATCTTGGCTCGGCAGTAATAATTAAATCGCTGTCTAAAATATTATTAATAGTATCGTACTGTTTTATTAAAATATCGTCCCAATGTGGATCAAATTCACTCCTAGATGAAATAGATAAATAATAATCTTCTTTATTGTATTCAGAGTCTGCGATTTTTTTCAATTTTCCGAATGTAATATTTTTATTAATATTAATGTTATTTAATCTAATATTTTTATTATTTTCAGATCGTGACATTAACTCTATAACCCATGGATGCTGTTCAGGCTGTATGTCTGTTACAGAAATAGAGACAAAAATATTTTCTGGCTTATTTGCATTCAAAAACAATGAGTCAATAGTTCGAACTATATTTGGGTCCTTATAAGAAACTATTGAAACAAAAATAGACTTTCTTGACCGATCATCTTTATCCATATCCAACATGGTATTAGTGTACGGATCATATCTCTTTTTTATATTCATATATCGACTCCAGAGTCTTGAAAAAATGGATGACTAGGTTCAGCGAAATGAATAAATAGCATCAGAACCTTATTGTCTGTCTGAATTGGCGGTCTTTCATGCCATTGATCCTCTCCATAAAATCCTAAAGCCTCATTGTGGTTTAATGAATATTGTTTATCCTCAACTACGATAGGCCAAGTTTTTTTAGAGTATAGGCATATGTCATATGTATATGTACAGGCGTTGTCATCCTTGTGCTTAAATAAATTTGAGGTGTCTTGATTATACAAAGACAGTAAAGAATAGGTGTAAAGGAGAGTGCTGCTATTAAAATCTTTACGCGCCCTATCTAACTCTAGCAAAGATATTCTATTTAAATATTCTGACTGATATATATATCTACTATAAAACGGCTCAAACTCCCATAAATTATTTTTAATTAAATTAATATTTTCCATTAAAAGTTTATATTTTTTGTCCGAAAAAAAATTTTTAATGATAAATGGCTCTCCAACCTCTACCATATCTACCCTCTATTCATAAACCACGGTGGCCCAAACCATGTAACAATAGCATATTTGTATCCTTCAAATACGGGCTGTGCTGCGTGCTGGTATGCATAATTAGACGGGAATAATGCTAGAGATGGTGACTCTGGATTGATCATCTCTTCAAAGTTGACAAAGTAGGTGCCTCCACCTAAATATTCTCCAGGATTTAAATATATTAATCCTGATAGCACTCTATGCTCGGCCCCATTAGGTCCATAATCAGTATGTGCCTTATAGCGCTTACCTGGAGAGTATTTTAGTAGTTGTAGGCCTTCATCGAATGCGATCTCTACATTATATTTTTCTGAATAGTGTCTGACAAATAAAGATAATTTTTCTTTTATAAAATCTATAATTGAATTTACTTTACAAACACATTCTGTATTATAGACATTACTATGATGAACTAGATTCATTACTAGATTAGATCTAATATTTCCTCCGTCCTCACCACTTCCAATGCTAGCGTTTGAATAAGTCAACGGGCACATAGGGTCTTTATTACAATTCTCAAATGCCTCAATAAGTTCTAAGCCTGTTTGTTTAGTGAAGATATTTTGATACAAATTGATAGCGCCAGCAGATGTTTTAATTTTTATTTCATCAGGTAGCACCGTGCTACTATCTAAGGCAACAAAACTCATTCTTTTTCCTTTATCTCATATAAGAAAGCAAAAGATTATTTTCATAATCTTCTAAAGAGTTTTCTTCTGCAAGAAAATCTTTACCACCATTGAAGAAAGTTGTTAATGTTATTCTTCTACCCTTGATTATACTATTGTGAACTTTAGAAAACAAATAGTTTGACGGGTAAAATAAAACACTTCCTCTTGACAATTTATTAATTTTTGTATTGTTACAATACGGATATTCTATGTTACCACCAAGATAATTATCGTCTATACATATCTCTACTGCAATTTGCCTGCTAAACGGAGTACTTTTTATTTTATTGTCATCATCTATGAAGGACTTATTTGTGTTGTAGACAAACTCTTTCTCTCCAGCAATCTCTATATCAATATAAATATTTTCTTGCCATTGTATGGTATGTATTGCTTCTTCATAAAGATCGCAATATTTTGCTAAATAATATAGTATTGATTTTTGAATGTTTTCTGCAAAACCTTTTTTATTTATTTTTTCAAATCCATAGAAAAATGTATTTTTTACATTTTTTGTAAAATACTTTTGTTGGTCTGTACTTAAATAAGTATATACATCTGCACAGGATGCTATATCTTCTTCTTTTACATCTAAAACATTTTCATATAGAACTATTCCTGGAAATAATATTTTTTCTTTTACGTCAGTCGAAAAAGAATTTGTCATTTATTTCTCCTTGATTTTCTTCATATTCTTTATAAATTACTATAGAGTCTTTAAGTAGAACTGATTTATTTTCTGTATTTAAAGGTACATCAGTTTCAAACTGAATCTCATATATGTATTCTCCATATACATCCAAATTTAATTCTACTTCATAGATATACTCTTCTACTTTATCCATTTTTTTTCGTAAAATAAATTCTTTTTTATTTAAATCTATATCATCTAACCTATATATTTCAATATCAGATATATTATACCCATCTTCTAAAGAAAACTCATCAATTAGGATTAACTTAAAAGTTTCTTTTTCTTTAAACACTAAACTTCTATTCAAAACTTCTCTATATTCAGGTATGTTTATTTCCTGGACTTCATCGTAGTCATATATTAGATTGTCAACAATTTCTGACCTTCCATGTATAATTTGATTAAAATTATTTATGACAGCAAAATCTATGTGATCAGATACTTCTTTGTCCTCTGGGATGTATAAATATTTTAACATTTACTAAACCACAAACTGTAATGCTGATCCACTTGTATATCCTAACGTATTCAAATTAATAGGTGATGGCTTAATTTTATTTGAACAGTATATTATAACTCCTCCACCAGTTACATATGAAGTTCCATTATTAAACCCATCTGCATAAATTGTTCCTCTGCCAGAAACTCTTCTAGCGGAAACTATAACCACCCCTCCACCTGGATTTGTTCCGTTTCCAGCCCCTCCGTTTAATGCTAATGGGGTTTGCTGACTAGCATTTAAAATATAACCCTCTACTGCATATTCTGGTCTATCAAAGTAGTCAGCACCGCCTACGGATGCCGAAGGTCCAAAGACATTATTTGCTGCACTACTTCCGCCAAGGCTATTAGATGCAGAACCAATAAAGCCTCTACCTATAGATCCAGTAACACTAGAACTATTTTTTAATCCTAAACTTGTACTTATATCTGCACTTGAAGATCCGTTAAATAATAAAATATTACGAACAAAAACTCTGTATCCAGCAGTATTTAGGTGAATTCCATTGTTTATAGTTAAATTATTAAAATACATATCTCTAGTTAAAGATTGATTTACTGATGCAGTATAGTTTCCATCTTTACCAGAGCCATAAATAGGGTCTGGAATAAAAGTAATAGATGCTGATTTTCCAGAATAACTATTAATTGCCATCTTTTACCGCCTCATTTTTAATTATTACAACAGTTCCTGATGTTGCCATACCAAGTTCTCCAGTTCCTGCTGCGGCTCTAACTTCAATATTTTCAGGAACATCGTTCTCAGTAATAAGCAAGACTACTCCGCCGCCGCCCACATATCCGGCAGTTCCTGGTGATCCTGGTAATCCAGCGCTTCCGATTCCTCCAGCGCCTCCTGGACCTCCAGCGCCTCCTGGACCTCCTGGATTAAACACAGATGGTTCAAATGCATTTACTTGAGGAACAAATGTCGTAGTATAGAAATAAAATTGATTACCAGGAATCGTATTTCCAGGAATGGGGTTACCGCCACCGGAATTTCCCCCAGTAACAAAATTATAAGAATTTCCTCCAGTTATTTCGTTATAAAATAGTGAGGGACGGGCATAACTAGGCGCATTGGTTGTAGGTCTATTATAGTTTGTTGGATTGGTCGTAGGTCTATTATATGTTGTTGCATTTTGATTAGATGGTCTCCAACGTACAGATGCAGGCCCAGGGGTTCGTGGGTTAAAAGTTCCTGGTCGAGCATTTCCTGGGACTGTGTTTCCCCCCACCGCATTTCCTGGGACTGTGTTTCCTGGCAGAAGCGCCCCTGGAAGATAATAAGCATTACCCCCAGCATATGCATTATATAATGTTCCATAATTAACTGGGAAAAAGTTTATAGGATTATATGTTGTTGGATTTGTTGTGGGAGAATTATATGCAGCGCTTGAACTTATTACATAGTATGCATTAGCACTTACATAAGTATATCCTGCTTGAAAAAAATCTGGTGCTTTGGTTCCAGGAGATCCTGGGGTTCCAGGAGATCCTGGAGTTCCAGGCTGACCTGGAGATCCTGGATTTCCTGCGATACCTGATTCACCATCTGCTCTAATGATTCCACTTCCAGTTATATTCCTTGCAGAAATAATAACTATTCCACCGCCAGCGCCTCCTAAACCTCCTGCACCGCCTAGGCCGCCTAAACCTGCAATTCCTGGAGATCCAGCACTACCACTTGTTCCAGGATATCCCATTCCACCAGAAGCACCTACAACGCTTTCAAAGCCTGGTCTAGTTCCTAAAGATCCTGCAGAACCACTAATTCCAGGGCTTCCAGAGGTAAATGATCCAGTTGTGCCAGATGCCCCAAACGTTCCACTTGCGCCTCCTGAACCGCCCATAAGAAATCTTAATGTTCCTGCTACGGCATCAAACTTGTATCCAGCAATGGCCTGAGAGAAATTATAAAACTCTGCTTCTCCAAAAAAGTTTTCTCCTGGATTCAGTCCACCGTTTCCACCTAAAGTATCTGATGCTTTTATTCCAGAAGGAGCGCCGCCCAATATACTTCCAGCAGATGTTTTATTTGATAATCTTCCTATAACAGAAGATGCATCTACCATGTTTAATGTATCTTTGACAAATACTCTATACCCATTAGTATCTAAATTAGCAGATCCCATTATTGTAAGATTGTTATAATACATATCTCTGTTTAAAACAACAGTTCCAGTAATGACCACATTACCATCTGTACCTGGACCGTAAAGTGCAAGACCACCTCTTGTATTATATACTCCCCGAGGTGGAATAATCTCTACAGACATTAAACTACCTCTACTCCAGAAATATGAATATTTATAGAGGCGGAAGCACTTGCTTTGGCATGAATTGATGAAGCAAGAGGCAAAACGCTAGCAATATCTATTGTTACAGCATTATTGGCTTGAATAATAATTTCTGGAAACATTGAGTTAGACGTAGATGGTGATCCACTATCTGGAACAAAATATATAGTTGCAGTAAGATCTGTTGCTGTGGTATTTCCAAGAATTATTTGTCTAATTACTGTTTGAGTTAAAGACGGAACGGTATATAAAACACTAGCAGAACTAGGAAGAGGTCTAGCAGGAACTAATTCCTTAAGATTATAGGTTGACACTTAAACCTCCTTTTTTATAAATTATATCATTCATATTAGTAAATTCCCATTATAGTTGCAATCTTTAGATTCTCAAATTCTTGTTTAGTAACATAAGTTGCAGAAGCATTGGCTTGAGAAAGATAAGTTACAGATGCTGTTCCTCCCGCCAAAAAATGTCCTTGATGATAGCCGTCAAGCATGTCAGCGTTGAAATTAGTTACCGTAACACTTGAAGAAACTTCTAATGCAGCAATTTGCAAAACACCAAATTCTACAATCGGGTCGGAATAATCAATAACATTGTTTACTGCTTGGGGGCTTTTAGAAAGTAGTTTCCATTTATTTTGAGATGCATCTCTAGCAAAAGAAACGTGATAATGATTGGCAGAGGATGTTCCTCCATCTCCATATGAGCCAACAAAGCCAATATCAAGACCGTCAGAATTGAATTGGGTTAGTGCAAGTTGAATTATAGAGTCTTCTATAGCAACATTTGTTGTACTAAGTGTTAAAGCGCTACCAGATATGACTAACTCATTTACCGTCAACGTGCCGTGATAGGTAAAGTTGCCCGTTTTCTCTTGTACAGCAGAAGATGTGTTTACAAAAAAGTCTGGATAAAATCCATGGAATAAATCAGAGTCTATTCCTGATCCCGCTCCGTCAACCTCTGTAATGGCCGTTGCAAGATTTTGACTAACCCATAAACTAGCAGATTGATTATATGAAAGAATATCATTATTAAGGGCATTTATAGCGCTAACATTATGAAGTTCTTCTAACTCATAGCCGTTCTGAACATTAACAAAAAGTTGACCATTACCAGCATTTGCTCTTTCTACAACACCAACAAAAACTGCATGATTTGGAGCAGAAGGTTTAACGCTAGTAAACTTACCAGCAGAAGCAGATAGCCATAA